CGATGAATTTGGCTAATCGTGTGGCTGCTGCGTTAGGCAAAAAGTATGGGGTTGTTTTGTGTGAGGGCAAGTTTGTCGGTGGCGAAATGGCTGTTGAGGACCCTGTAGCTAAAATGTTTGGCAGGTATTTTTCTGTGCGGACTAAGCAGCGGAAGATTGATCATAGTTTTGGTGAGGGTGAACTTGAGAATTTGGGGAAGGATGCGGTTATTGATTATTTGCAGATGCCTGAGAAAGTTAAGAAAATTGAGAGCAGTGTTGAACGTTTGGCGTATAATGTTGTTAAGTTAACTGAAGCGTTGGGCGGGCTTAGCGACCTTGAGGATTCGAAGCGGCTTGCTGAAGGCCAGAGGAAACTTGGAGATTACGTTAGATGAAGTTGATTTCTGTGCATCTTCCTGAGACTTACATTCGGTTGCTTGATGAGTTGGTTGCTGAGCGGTTTTATCCTAATCGTGCGGAGGCTATTCGCATGTTTATTCGGATTGGGCTTTCTGAGCATGACCGGTTCAGGCCTAAGACGGATTATAGGTCTCCAGGTGAAAAGAAGTTAACTGCTGTTGAGCGGCTTGTTGAGTTGCAGAGCCGGAAGAGTCCGCTTCAGAGAAAGGAGGTTTCTTGATTGATTTACTACGTACATTCTAAGGCACATAAGTGCGGGGTAGCTCAGCCAGGACTAGGGCGCATGGCCCATAACCATGAGATCGAGGGTTCAAATCCTTCCCCCGCAACCAAGACCTGTGATGTACGTGGTAGGGTTTTCTGTGCCCTGTCTGATGTACGTGGTATTGTGTTTTTGGATGTGAATGCCTGTTTAAATTTTTTTAGAGGTGTTTTTCGGGGTGTTTTTGCATGGGAAAAGTCCATGCTTTTGTCTTGGAGGTTTCGATAGTGGTTAGTCCTGATTGCGGGCACTATATTTCTGTTAATGTTGATGGAGTGGATTGCCTTGGCTGAACATGTTGAGCAAGGTTTAGGCGTTGAGCCTGTTCAAACAGCCGAAAAAGTGGCTGAAAAAGTTAAAAAGAAGCGTAGTCAAAGCGATAAAGTTGGCATAAACAGGTATAATCAGCAGTTGCTTAAGCAGGCGTTGGCATGCATTGAGGATATTAAGATGGAGTTACGTTGGGTTCGGCATAAACTTGACAGGTTAGGTGAGGCAGATTATTCTCAGTCTGACGTTGAGCATTTTGCGGTTCAAGACGAGGTTGATAAGGAGATTGTTCAGAGGCTTCTTGAGGTAGGCGTGGATGGGGCGTTGCCTAAGGATGTGGCTGCCGAGGTGAATAAGCGCGGCGGCTACAATTTGAAGTATTATGAGGTAAGTCGCAGGCTGGTCCGGTTGAATAAGCGTTTGCATTTTGAGACTGGCAAGGTGCTGTTTGAGAAGCGTGGGCACAGGTGGGCTTTGACAAAGTTTGCCTTCGAAGTTTATGGCGAATCTGAAAGCGATATCGCTTCACGTGCACCTGAATCAGTAGATTCTGAAGAGGAAAAGGCTTAGAATTGGCGGTTTTTGGGTTTGGGGCTTGTTTTGGGGCACAGCAACAGTTATAAGCAAATTGTTGTGATAGGTTACTACGTACATAGGCAGCCTTGGGAAAAGCGGTAAGTCTCTCTCCCAAGGCGGGCTTGCTGTTTTTCTCAGGGTTGTCCTCTATAATGTTCTTGTGCCGCCGTTTGAGTGGCGTTACGGAAGAGTTTTTATGGTGCATAAACGAAGCAAGGATAAGTTGTTGAAGAGGCAGATTCGCAGGATAATCTATGCGTCAAGTTTTGATGATAGGATTATCTGTGAAACTATTAGTCAGGTTTCTCGGGAAGAGGTCCTGCCGCTTTTGGCTCAGCCTGTTCGCCTCAGTGATGTGCCTGATGTTGAGAAGGGCGAAGTTTTGGTTAATAGTTATGGCCAGGGGAGTTTTCAGCGGTAAAAAGACTGGCTAGCGTTTTGCCGCTATTTTCAGCCAAAAAGTGAGGTTTTACCATGCTTTTGCCACTTTTTGGAGCAAATTTGTCTCAAAACGCTAGTGGGTTGATGGTGGAAAAACGTGAAAAATATGCAAGTTACGTTGAGTAAACGGGTTTCTAATAGGATTTGTGCGTCTCGTAGGATTTTGCATGTTGATACTCAGCGGACGCGTAAGAAGTTGATTGAGCAGTTAGAGGTAGTTTTCTCGACTGCGAGTAATTACGCGCGTGGCAATGTTACTTGGGTAACTGGTGAGGATGGTAAAAGGCGTCCTTTAACGGTTCTTGAGCGTCAGTGGTGGGCGAAAATCGCAGCGCAGACTGCTCAGACCATAAATAACATTGCTAGGGGTTTTGATGAGCGTCAGATTGATGATCAGCTGAATTTGTTGGAGATGATGTTGAATAAAGCTCCGTCAGCGAACCAAGTTCCAGCAGCTTCTGGACCAGAAAAAGCAGAGGGAAAGCCGGCAGGCGCAGGCGTTGGCCAAGGCGCAGCCGTTGCAGCTTCCTAGTGATCCTGTCGAGTTTGCTCAGTCACTTTTCGGTTTTACCGCGAAGAGTTATCAGGTTGAGCTGCTGCGGGATAAGAGTAAGCGTATTGTGGTTCGTTGGAGTCGGCAGGCTGGGAAGACCACTTGTATTGCTTTGCGGGCGATTTGGTTTGCATGTACGTATCCGAATACTTTGACGTTGATTGTTGCTCCTACTTTGCGTCAGAGCATGATCATGAGTGATCGCATCCAGGATTTCTTGGCAAGTGTTCCGAAGGATAAGCGGGATTTGATTGTTGAGAAGGCGCAGCGCACTACGATTCGCTTTACTAATGGTAGTCGGATTGTGGCTTTGCCTAATAGTCCTCAGCTGCTCCGTGGCTACACTGCTCATCAAGTACTTCCTGATGAGGCCAACTTTTTCAAGGATGATCAGTTGGTCTTCTATAGTGTTATTTATCCGATGCTGTCGACTACGGATGGTACATTAATCGCGAGTAGTACTCCTTGGAATAAAGACAGCGTTTTCTATAAGATGACTCAGGCGCCGGAGTTTAGCAAGCATACTATCACTTGTGAAGATGTTGTTAAGAGTGGGTTGTGTAAGCAGAGTTTTATTGATGAGATGCGTTCTCAGTTGCCTGCTGAGCGTTTTCAGCGGGAGTTTATGGCTGAATTCGTTGAGGACGTGGACGCTTGGCTTACTCAGAGCCTTATTGTTAACTGCATCGAAAGTAATTTGCAGCCTCTTGATTTTCAGGCCTTACCTCAGGGCGAGTTTTATGTCGGCGTTGATTTTGGTAAGGAACAGGATTTCAGTGTGGTCTTAGTGTTTGAGAAGCAAGGGCATGTGTTGCGGGTGATTCATGTTCACCGTTTTCCGCTTAAAACTGAGTATGCTAGCGTGATCGGGTATATCAAAAGTCTTCAGGACCGTTGGAAAACGGTTCGAGCTGTGTATGCAGATGTTACCGGTGTTGGTAATTATATTGTTGAGGATATGGTTCACAGCGGGATCCAGGGCGTGGTGGGCGTAACTTTCACGGTTCAAAGCAAAGAGGAGATGGCTACTATTATGCGGGAGAAGATGCGTGGTGGCGAAGTGAAGATTCCTTATGTGCCTTCTCGGCGGATTGAGGATGTTGATTTGACGGCTGAATTGAACATTGAAAAGTACGAGCTCATGAAGACAGGGCACTTGCGCTTTAGCCATCCTGAAGGCGGTCATGATGACGTCTTTTGGAGCATGGCTTTGGCGTGTTATGGTGCTGCGCGGTCTCCGTTGCCTTCCTCAGGCGTTGGCATCGCAGTGATTAGGAAAAAGGAAAAAATAGTTGATGATGATTAAAATGGAAAAAACTTTGTTGTCTGCAAATGCGAAGGACGAGATCGTTAAGGTTCTCGGGATTGAAGTTGCAAACGTGCGGATGGGTAAGTTGCACGTGAAAATTAACGGTGTTGACTTGATGCAGGACATGGTTTTGGATGACTTGCAGATAACTGCTGATGTTGAAGAGAAGAAAGAAGAGAAGAAGGAAGCTTAACGTAGATGCCGCTTAGAAAAGATTTGTCGCTGACGATGCCTAATCCGTTGCGTAACGTACCTAACGAGATAGCGGTGGCGCAGCGGGAAAGAGAGGTTCCTGTTGCTTGGCGCGGCGACTGGAATCTTATGCAGTACGTTAACAACTACACTTTGAAGGCTGCTGGCATAGGCTTTGTTTCAAGTCCTTATACGTCACTTTGGGATAGGATTTGGGGAGTTACTCCAATCGAGGATTTGCCGAAGTACAAGGCCTTATACTCGTTTGTTCCATACATTCAGTCTTCCATCGATGTGCGCGTAAATCTTACGACATCCAACGGGTTCGTGCTTGAAGGCGGAACCGCGACTTTCAGGGATTTTTTGGAAGAATGGATTGAGTCGCATGATATACTCGCTACTATGCGTAGTGAAGAAACAGATGCGTTAGTTTTCGGTACGAGTTATACGGAGCCTTGTATGGATGAGGATTCAAGCCGTGTGGAGTGGCTGAAAACTTTGGATCCGTGTTATATGCGGGTTCGTCAGGATTGTTTTAAGAACATTTTTGGTTATGCGCAGCTTACTTCATACCCGCCGGTTGTTTTTGATCCTGAGGAAATTTACAGGACTTTGAATGGGGTTAAATCGTGGATATGGGAAAATGCTTATGGGACTTCTGCTTTGCGGTCGATTTTGCATGTTCAGGCTTTGCTTGATGATTTTCAGGTTGACATGGCTAAAATCATGAAGGTTTACACGAAGCCTATGCTTGTGCTTCAATGCGGCGGAGACGGGCGGCCAGGTGAACCTTTGCCGTGGAGCGAAGAGCAAATACAGGAGCTTTTAGCTGAAGTATCTGCACGTGAGCAAGGTACTGATTTAGCGGTTAAAGGGGACGTTAAGGTTACGGCTCAGGGTTCGATGACGCGGGATCTTAAGGCAGAGTGGTGGCTTGAATATCTTGAGCGTCAACGTGGTGCTCAGTTAGGTGTGCCGAAGATTTTTCTCGGTGAACTTGAAGGTTCGAATCGTGCGACTGCGGATATTGTTATGCAGGAATTCATCACTCGGTTGCGTATGCGTCAGAAGCATAGGAGCGGTGTTTATGAGACGCAGTTATTTCCGTTGATTTTGCGCGGTGATTTTCCTGATAGCTTGATTGTTCCGGATAAGATTCCTAAGATTAAGTGGAAGCCGATTTGGGAGCCTCCGACGGACATTAAGATGTCGCGTGTCATCGACCTGTACAATAATTTGTTGATGGGCGATAAGGAAGCTCGTGCTGAACTTGGCATGTCAGAAACTGTTGAGGGTAATTTGAAGCCTCAGCAGCCGACGCCGGCGCAAGAGCCTCCGCAGGGCCAGGATGATTCGCTTAACCGTTTTGATGTCTCTCGAGAACCAATGCAAAAGGCCCCAGGCATGCCTGTGAAACTGGTTAGGGCAAGTAATGGAGCTGCGTATCTTGTGCGAGCTTTGCCTTGACGCGGTTAACGCTGTTATGGCGGTTGAAAGTTTTGAGGCAGCTGTTGTTGACCCTAACATAAAATTTTCTACGTGGCTATTCGTCAATTCAGGCAACGTTAACACGTGCGAAAAGTGCGATGAGTATAGTGGCGACACGTACGAGTTGGAAGATCCTGATGATTTGTTGGATATTTTTCCGTTCGGCGTTTGGGTTGATGAAGATACGTTCGCTTGTAACGTGCATCTAAACTGCGTTTGCTATGTGGTCAGGCAATCGGACTACAAAAAAACTTAAGGGAACAAAAAATTATGGAATTAAAATACGATGTTGACGTTAAGGCAAGCCTTGATGAAATCCAGAAAACCATAATCATCGAAGGCGAAGCTATCGACGTTTCTGTTAATAAAAATAATTGGATGGTGCCGCCGGAAGACTTGGATTATTTTGTCTCAACTCTCCAAGGTGCCCAGCTTAGAATAGACCATGGAACTGACGTTACGGATGTTAAGGGCTTGGTTAGGAAAGCTCGGCGTGACGGAAACAAGGTTTTGTTTGAGGCTGAAGTTTCCGGTGACCCGGTGCTTTTGACGCAGATTGAAAAGAAATATTTGACTATGGTCAGCCCGAAAGTGGTTTCTGACGAAATAGTCTGTAGTTTGTGCAGTGGCAGAACCAGAGACGATAACATGGTTATGGTTCACTTATGTGCTGGCGCTTATGAAATCGTGCATAAGCCGCAGTGTGTTGAGCTTTCAATTGTTGCGGAAGGTGCATATCAGAACAGTAAGTTTCATCCTAAGGGGTTTGCTGCGGCGATGGATGAATCACAGCGTAAGGCACTTATCGCGTCTGTTTGCGAGTGCGCGGATAGGTCGAAGTGTCCTTGCGGCATTAAGGAGCTTAAATCAAAGGTACAACTCGGCAAACCCGAGTTTAACCAAACAACAAAAAATGGAGAAAAAAAACAAATGAGTGCAAAACCAAATGAACCACCAGAAACACCGAAAGTACCACCACAAATTCCACAAGCACCAGCAAAAGCTGGTACAGAATTGACATACGACGATTTTGTGCAGGAATTACAGAAGAACACAACGCAAATCATGGACGCATGTAAAAGCGCAATCGCGGAATCGGCAAAGAATCTTGAAGCGAAGCTGGAAGCGAAGCTGGAAGCAAAACTGGAAGCAGACGTTAAGGCGGCAGTTGCATCATTGATGCCTAAGCCTAAGCCAACAGGCAAAGGTACCACTGGAAGCGTAAACAGTTTGCCAGGACTGGATGATGCTCAGAGGCTAAACAATATTTTCGCTAGAAAAGGTAACTTGCAGAAAGCAGGCCTTGAATTAGCAGCTGCAGCGAAGCGCATGAGCGGCTTAACCGCTGACGTGACGCACAACGAGGAGGAAGAATAAACATGGCTTATTTTGAAGGTTCAGGACCGAAAGTTATTCCAGACCTTGAGCAGACATTTCTTGCAGATACAGGCTACACGTCGCCGGCAGTAGGAGACCCAGTCTATATTTCAGCGGATAACGCAGTTAGCAAATGCACAGGCGCAAACCCTGCGTTCGTAGGCTTCGTGCAATCTGTACTTCCACCTGACACATTCGGCAATAAGCTGCTTAACGTGTACGTTTTTGGCCATAGACTCCGATGCAAAAACACTTCAGGCGGAGCTCTTAACGCAGGCGACGTAGTTACATCAGGCAACGCAGGCATCTCGAAACTCGCTGCAGTCACAACTCTTGACGCAGCATGGAGTACGACCCCAACATTGCTTCTTGCAGCTATCAACGCTCAGATGAACCGAAGGGGCGTTGTGGTCGTGGGCGGAGCAAACAATGCCCAAGTGCAGATAATCTTCGGATAAACACAGGAGGAAACAAAAAACATGAGTTTTAATGAAGATGCATTAGCATTCGTTGACTCGGCAGCCATTCAATACCCAGAATTGCATCAAGTAATTCTTGAGTTGACTATGCCAAACCTGATTACCAAGCGCTTGTTTACTGATGACGTTTTGAAGTCGGGGCGAACTAAAACTTACGTGAAAGAGGTAGGTACGCGAAGTACAGGGATCAGCGAAATCGCGCCTGGTACTGCAGTTCCAGTTGACTACACGCCACTAAGCTACGTTACAATTAGTCCATACAAGCGCGGCGAAAGCGTTGAGATACCTAAGGAAGTCGTTGAAGACGTCGATCTGCCCGTTATTAATCAGCAGCTCAAAAGACTTGCGAGACGATTGGCTTTCCAAATCGAGTTAGATTGCATAACCGTTATTGGCTCAGCGTGTCCAGGAGCTAACAGTAATGCTTGCACAGGCAAAACCATAACTGTTACAGGCACAGAGTTTACGAAGGCAGGCACGCCTGGTATGGAAGATTTCAACGCTGCAGAAGCGTTGATAAATAAAGCTGATTTCCTGATGGATACGATACTTTGCAACCCGCTACAGAAACGCGATATCAAAAATTTGCCGAACTACAGCTTATACCATGATGTCATTAGCCCGATTACTCAGAAGCCGATGCAGATGCTTGGTGAATGGGAACTTTGCTGGAGCAACGTTATACCTGCAGGCACAGTTTACTGCATCAGCACGGGCAAGAACCTTTCCGCTGCTTACGCCCCACTAGGATTCTTCCTAGTTAAGCGTCCACTGACAACCGATGTAGAGCTGCTCAAGAGCAAAGAACTCGTTAAGCCAATTTTGACAACAAGGTACGCGCCGGTAATCACGAATGGTGAGTGCATAGCAGCAATTACAGGCTGCGCAACAAGTTAGAACGCAACAACACAAAATTTAATCTATTTTCTTTGCCTCAGTCTTTTAAGTCTGGGGCCGTAAAGCCGGCTTAACCAAAACAAAGCATTATGAGATTTTAAGTTTATGGCCATGGGGCACTATGAAATTGCCGTGCCAAAAGGTAAAAAAGTACGTGAGACATACGGCGTCATTAAGAAGCTTGAAAAGTTTTTCAGCGGCTTCATAACCTGTTGGGGCCGTAAAAATGCTTTTTGTGATAGTCGCATTAGCTTATGCTTGCCATGTATAAAGCTGCGTTTCATATTTCGTTATGGACGTTTACCGTATAGCTTTGGCATAAACGTTAAAGACGGCGCGTACTATTTTTACGCTGAAAAACGTTTTACGTGTACATACGCTCTTTTCATGAGTTTTAAAACTCAGCGAAGATGGAAAAGCATTGAAGATCAATGGATAGCTTCTTTGAAGGTTCCAAAACTTCTAAAATCAAGATAATCAAAATTTAAAAGACGATGTTGATGAGTGAAAGTTTTAGTCCTGGCGGGTCAGTTGCCAAAATACTTACGTTCAGAGATCAGAATGGAAGTTTGTTTGATCCGACAACTGTTTCCGTAATAATCATAAACCCAAACGGAGAAACAGTTGCGACGCAAAATCTTTCTAATTTGACTAAGAAAAGCGTTGGGGTATATCAGTTTTTGTATAGTCTTGCCATCGATGCTCTTACCGGCTTGTGGATGGTTCAGGTTACTGGAATGCTTTCCAATTTCACGCAAGTTAAGGATTATCCTGTTCTTGTGGTGGATGTGGCGAAGGCTGGCGCCGCTGTTTACGCGGATGAGCGGGCTGTTGTGAATGCGTTGCAGATGACGTTTGATGTGGCGTCTAAGACTTTTATGGTGTTTGGGCTTCCGATAGCTCAGGTTGCTGTTTTGGCGCATATCAGCTTTGCTAATGGGTACGTTGATAGTTTAACGGGTCAGGTTGATCCTAAAAGCAAGAAGTATCGTGCTTGTGTTCAGGCGGCGGTTGCTTTGGCGTGCCGTAGGGTTTTAATCACTGCTTCGGGCGGTGTGTTGCAAGGCGCTTTTGACTACCGTCTTGGTGACCTTTTAGTGACCCGGGCTAACGTAACTAAGGAAGTTTACGTTGCTGCAATACAGGCTTTTGAATCAGAATTCCACGGAGCCTTAGTGAATGTTGCGACAGTCGCGAAAATAGGCGAATGTAAGCTTGCGAGTCAGGTTCCGCAGAAAAGACCGTTAATGGTCGATTAAAGAAAAACAACGAGTTGGTTTGAGATGAGTGTGAATGAAGAAATAGTCGTAGTTAAACTTGTGCTGGTTAATCCGGACGGCACGCAAAAACAGTTGAGTACGGATGCTAATGGAAATCTTAACGTCGC